CGGCGGCGAGCGGTTCGTCGATCTCGTCCACAAAGCCGAGGCGGAGGGCTTCACCGGCATCGAGCCATGTTTCCTCATCCATCATTTTCTCGATGGACGCGCGGGGCTGGCCGCTTTTGCGGACGTAGGCGTTGACCAAGGTGGCTTTGAGTTTGTCGAGCACGTCGGCTTCTTTGCGGAGGTCGGCGGCGTCGCCCATGGTCATGCTCCAAGGGTTGTGAATCATGATGAGGGCGTTTTCGGCCATGCGAGTTTCCTCACCGGCCATGGCAATGACGCTGGCCATGCTGGCCGCAAGTCCATCAACGTGAACGGTTAAGCCGCCTTTGTGACGCTTGAGGGCGTTGTAGATGGCTGCGCCTTCGGTGACGCTTCCGCCGACGCTGTTGATGCGAAGGTCGATGTGCTGGCCTTTAAGTTTTTTGATGTCGGCGGCAAATTGCTTGGCGGTGACTCCGCCAAACCCGATCTCGTCGTAGATCGAAACCTCCACGCTTTCGGGGGCTTCGCGGTCATCGGTCGGTTGAATTGCATACCAGCGGGCGGAGTTCATTGGCTTTGCTGCGGTGTCAAAGTCTCGGCGGGTGTGGCCGGTGCGGGGTTCGGGTTGAAGGTGGCGATGCTGTCGGCGCTGATGCCAAACTCGGCGGCAAGGTCGGCAAGGTATTTGGCCTCGGCGGCGCGTTGGCGGAGGGCGTCTTTCCACTCGAGGCCGCGCTCGCTGTAATCCTCGCTGTAAGTGCGGAGTCCGGCGCGGACGTCGTTCAAGTTCGCCTGTGCTTCGCGTCCGTAATCGACGGAGGCGGCGGCGGGGCGTTGCCATTCGACGCGCCACCAGTTGTCGTTTTGCGGGATGAGGCCGCGCTGCATCCCGAGCGTGATGACGTGCGCCCAAACGCGGGAGCAGAGACGGTCGATAAGCAGGGCTTGGCGCTGCTCGAAGGTGCGCTGGGCGCGGACGAGCACGGCACGGAGGGCGGCTCCCCCGGCGTCGGCAGGACGCGCGGCGAACTCCCACGGGATGCCGATGTTCAAGCAGACTTCGCGGAGAAGCATGTCGCAGAACTCGCGGAAATTTTGTGACGGGCGATTGCTGTTCCATGCCACGAGGTCTTCACCCATGCCGAGACGCGGGATGGCTCCCCCGGCGTTGCCGAGGGATTCGACGGTGACTTCAGAGTTGTCGCTGGCGTTGACGCTGGCGGTGGATTCGCCAAAGAAATCCGCGCCTTGCGGGTTGCTGGATTTGATGGCGAGGGCAACGTAAGAGGAAATCTTGATCGCCATTTTCTCGAACGAGATGGCGTCGGACACGTCGCGGAGGTGGTTGATCGAGGGGGCGAGCGGGGTGACGTAGCGGAGCTCGTCGCCTTGGCTGGCCTCGCCGACGTGGATGAGTTGCTGCGCGGGGATGTCTTCAAATCGCTGGGAGGGATCAACGCCGTCGCCGATGAGATGGCGGTAGGACACCGGGCGCATCTGTTGATTGACGATCACGCCGTCGATGATGATTGCGCCCATGGCGATCTCGCGGGCTTCGGGATTGCTCGGCTCGTAGATGGAACTGCGCGCATCGCCGATGCGATGGGCAAGGATGAGTTGCAGCGCGGGATAGCCGGTCGATTGTGCGGTCGTGCGAAAGAAAACTTCGCCGTCGCGGTCGATGGCGACCGAGGCGATGCGTTGCATCTCGCGCCATGTGTAGCGGCCTTGGATATCGGCCACGCGCGACCATTGCTCGAAGAAAGCCTCGGCGGCGGCGTCCCATGCTTCATCGCCCGAGCGGGCCTGCGGACGGATGCCGGAGCCGGTGACGTAGCGGGCTTTCTCAGTGATCAGACCGCGAACGAAGGGCATGTTGTTATACACCCAGCGCGAGAGTTTCATGAGCCGTTCGCGGTCGGCTCCGCTGACGTCGATGTGGGAATCAACGGCGGTGGCGTTGTAAGGGAAGCGGCGCTGGATCGAGGGGCGCGCGGCGTCGTAGCTTTGCGCCTTCGGGCTAAAGGCTTTGGTGACTAGTTTCCAGCGGTCGGCGAGGTTCATACGAGGGGGTAATTAAAGGCGACCACGGAGGTCTTGCAGGTCTTGCGTGTCAGCCACAGTTCCAAGTCGGCGGACGAAAGGTCTTTGATTTGCTTCCACGCGTAGAACGCCAACTCGGCAACGGTGCCTGCCGTCTGGTCGGGCGGGAGCGTGTAGGAATAGCTCTTGCCGCCCATGCTGGCGGAGACGAGGACGCGCCCGCCTTCTTTGGCGACGGTGAAGTTATTGGCCGCGATCTGCTCGAGCGCGGCAACGGTCTTTGTCGCGTCTTTGCTGTTGGCTACCCAAACGGAAAAAACAAAGCTGCGCGGCGTCATTGTGAACGCCGGGCGGTGTCAAAGTCAGGCGGGCGGGGCTTGGGGCTTTTGCGTGGCGCGGAAGACTCCGCCGAAATCGGCCAAGGCGGTAATCATGCTTTCGCAATCGAGAAGGTGGTCGTCGCGCTTGCCGATGCGGGTCCAGTAAGCGGTTTCGCGTCCTGTCAGGTGATTGCGTTTAACGACTTTCTTGTGTGCGTTGATCTGGCGCTTGTAGGAATCGGACACGTCCCCGGCGACCGTCCACTCCGGCCCCTGCCCGCTGCGGAGCCATTCCAGAATGTCTTGGGTGAGCTGCGATGACCAAAGCATGTGAATCCAGCCTTTGCGGAACGGGCGGATGATCGAGGCCGCGCGCCGGATTTCTTCGCCGAGCTTGATGGGATAATGCGCTCGCTCTTCGCCTTTGCAGGGAATCCAGCGGTTTGCCATGCAACGGTCGTAAACTTCTTGCGCGCGGAAGCCGTAATCGACGGCGACCAGCTTGGCGCGGGCAGGCCCGACTTGGCGCGGTGTGTCGAGGCCAAGCTCGGCGACTTTTGCTTCCACGTCTTCCCAAAGTTGCAACCTCCCTTCGTCCACGAGGCGGGACGATCCGTCTTTGGCAAAGGCGCGGCAGACAAACCAGTAATGATCCATCTGCACGTCAACACCCATCATGCGGACTTCGCCGTCGGCGAGCGGTTCGCGGAGGCGGTATTCGCCAAAGTTAATCGGGCGCTCGTCTTCGGCCATTTGTTCTTCCCACGGCTCGGCCAGAGCGCCGTTGATAAAGTCCTGCAATCCAAGCAATCCAACTTTGGACGTAATGAATTGCGCGGCAAGTTCGCCGAAGTTGCAGGATCGCCACGGGGCATAGAGAGAGTTCAAGTGATAGCTGCGGCGACCGGCGGGCGCGTTCGGGTTGGTCGCTCGCCATTCTCCTTCGCGGAGCATTTTTGTTTTGTGGCCGCTGTTGATGGGCTGCTCACAGCTTTCGCAATAATAGGCGGCAGTTTCTTTGACGCGCTCGATGTTCCACGTTTTTCCGTCTTCGAGCTTGGCATCGTCCGCCCATTTCACGCGCGGCCAGACAAGGCGCTGCATGTGTTGGCAATGCGGACATGGAACGTAATAATAACGCTGGTCGCCGGCCAGAAACGCCTGCCAGATTTCCCCTTCCCTCGTGGTCGGTGTCGAGGTCTTCACGCGCAAGGCGTTGGTGAATGATTTCGTGCGGTTCTCAGCCAGTGCCACGGCTCCGGCTTCCTTGCTCGATGGCTCAGCAAATTTGTCCGTCTCGTCCATGATGAGCAAACCAATCGGGCGGCTGGCGAGGTTGGCAGGTGAGTTCGACCCGACGAAGTTCACCGTGCAGTCACGGAATTGCTGCTCCAATGTTTTGTAGCGGTTGTGGTTCTCAGGCTTAAGCGCGGCGAGTTTGCGGCAATCGTCCACCATCGGTTGCCAGCGGTTTTCAGAGAATGACCGCACGAAGTTTTCGTTCGGCGCGACCCAAAGCGTCGGGTTTGGGTTGTTGACCATCCGCCACGCCATGCCGATGAGGAGAATGGTAGATTTCGCTGTTTGCGTGCCGAAGCACATCGTCACGTCACTGACGCGCGGATCGCTGAAACATTCCAACGGTTCGCGGACGTATGGGGTGAGCAGGGTTGAATACGGCCCCGGCGTCTCGGTCTGGCGGCGGGACAGGACAATCTCGTCCTCGGCCCATTGCCAGACTTGGCGCGTGTCCACAGGGGCGAACACGTCGCGCAAGCTGCGGTCGAGTTGTTGGCAAAGGGTCATGCCAACGGAGAGTGGAGCGCCGGGGTCGGTGTCGAGCCGCCCTCTCCGGGATGGAATCCCGGCGTGTCCTTGGTGTCACTTCCGGCGCGTTTGGGGTATGGCCGCGCGAGCGGCAAAATCTTTTTCCTCATCTCACTGTCAAGCGGCATGAGGTAGATGTGTTTCCACTCAACTGGAGCCCAATCAACTTGCAAACCCGTCTTTGCCGCGATTAGTTGCGGAGATGCCGTTCCCCATTTTGCGTGTGCGCTTCGCTTGTGTGTAAAGACTCCGTTGATAATAAGCTCACGCTGCGCTTGTGATCTGCCCGCGTATGTCCAATTGCCCGCTTGATAAATGCCGCCGTGGTGCCCTTGTTTTGGGTCTGCATAACTTACAATGAGGCAAAGACCATCACTCATGCGCTTAAGAAACTTTATTGCGAGCGCAACAATGCGGGATACCGGGGAAACGTGCTTGCATAGAGCAACGCGCACAAGTTCAGCAGCTTGATCCTGACGCAGCCCGTAAGCTTGCGCCATGTGGTTATTTGCGCCACGGCCAAACAAAACAACGCCGATGAACTTGCTGTTTTCCCATGCGCCGACTTTTACCAATTTGCCAGCGGGCAAGCATCCGCTGTAATGCCAATGCTCGCACGCATAGCGCGCGGCATCATGCGTGGCCCAATCAATCTTGAGGTCACATTTGCTCACGGGCGTCGAATGGTTTGTGGCAGTGCGGGCATTTGACGATCTTTGGATCAAGCTGATCGAGCTTGCCTTGGTCTGCTTCCGTGCCGGGTTGAAAGTCTATTGCCGCGTTAGAACCCAAAGACGCTAGCGCCTCGGCATCAAATCCAATCTCCTCCATCGTGATCCCGTCTGCCGATAGCGCCTCAAGCTCGGCGGCAAGCATCTCGGCATCCCATCCGCCGCCAAGCTCGGCAAGGCGATTGTCGGCAAGGATGTAAGCGCGCTTCTGTGTGTCAGTCAGGTGCGTCAGGCGCAGGCACGGCACGTGCTCAAGGCCAAGCTGGTGCGCGGCCAGCACTCGCCCGTGCCCGGCAATGATGCCGTTGTCGGCGTCAATCAGCACAGGGTTGTTAAATCCAAACTCGCGGATGCTTCCGGCGATGGCGGCAACTTGTGCGGCGTCGTGTTTCTTGGCATTCTTCGCATACGGCACCAGCGATGCCGTGGCGACCTGTTCAATTTTCTGGTCGGTTGGTTTCATGGGTTTCTTTGAAAAGCAGGCGCACCCAGTTTTCCATGATGCCTTGGGCGTGCATCGGGTCGTTGGGGTTGAGTTGCGCGGCGAGGGCGGCAGGCGCGGCCAGTAGCTTCTGGCGAAGGTCGGTGAAGACTTGGCGGTAGGTGCGCTCAGCGGCTTCGACGCTCATGGTCTTGGCGTCCCGCTCCAAGATGTCGCGCAGGCGGTCTTCCATGCCCGTCTGCCGGGCGGCGATAGCCTGGAGGGTCTGCACCCATTGGCGGGCCATCGCCTCGTCGCCGCGATTGTGGCAGGCGGCAATGCGGCTTTGGCAATACTGACGCGATGATCGCAGCGCCTTGAGCGTTTCTTGGCATGAGCGTTCGCCGATGACGATTTCCTCCGGGCGCTCGGCAAGCTCGACGGCTTGCTTGGTGGCGTCGGGGTCTTCGGGCTCCTCGGACGCCTGTGGGGCTGGCTTTGGCGCGTGTGGCGTCTCCACCCTCGGCGCGGCAACGGGCGCCGTAGCGGCGCGGCTACCGCCACGGGCGGCGTTGCGCTGACGCCATAAGCTGCCGCCTTCCAAGTCATGCGGCATATTTCGTTTGCGCCAACGGCAAATGAGGGACGGGCTGACGCCTTCATGGCGGGCCTGTTCACGGATTGATACGGCGTTCACTCATGGCGTTCACCCTGTCAACGTCTGGTGAACACTCAGAAAAACATCGGTGTTGATCGGGCACT